TTGCAGTGCCCACTCCAGCCACATAGTATTCATTGTTGCTGATGGCTGTGGCTGTGTTTTGATAAGCGTCAGTGCTCAATATTACTGTGGCGCCATCGGCCACTGTGCTTATAGAGAATTGAATGCCGTTGGCCGCTATGCTTTTGATGTAGTAAATTTGTCCTTCGATCACACCATTGCCTGTGACTGGGAATATTATTTGTTCACCTTCGTACAGTCCTGCAGTGGTCTCACAAGTAAAATAATTAACACCAGCAGTGGTACTAATACAAACAACTGATGTGGTGCCTGACCCATAACTGGCTGGCACCACATCACCAGTGAATCTAACTTTTAATCCGTTGGTAAATGTTATGCCAGAGGGCGATACGTAATTTTTTTCTCCAATAATTTGATCAATAAATGTAGTACTAGACTCAACAGGATCCAACAACAATATACGACCAAATATTGCTGAATCAGTGCCATCTTGATAGTACAATTCATTAAATGCAGCGGTTAACAACGGAATCTGTTGAAAATATCCTGCGGCATTTTTGTACCAACTAGTGTTGCTGTAAGTTATACCGTAGCTTATGGTAAACTTTTGATTTGAGGCAATATTGGATATCTTGACGAGATTAATATAGTCCACGCCTTCCTCATTTACTATATTAATTTGCCACACTTGATATCTGTCAGCCAGTGGGACCACTGTGGTCTGATCAAAAAGTTCTGAATCGTAGCTGCCGACCTGACCATTTAATGCATCCAATCTGGGCAAGGGATCAAACAATGTAGTCTGTAGCCAACCACCACCTTCGGCATCTAGTATGGGATTAGTAAACACCAGGGTTCTAGTCTGCAGATATGTGATACCGTCAATTCCACCGTAGGTTGCTATGAACTCTTGCAATGGTTGATTGTTAATTTGATCAAACTGCAACGTGGTCAAAAGGTCAATGGGACCTACATCAGGAAGATCATAATAAAATTGTTGTGCTGTCTTCTGTGGTACATTGAATGTGACTATGCCAAGATCATCACCATTATTGGTTACACCAAACACATCACGACTGCTGATATTGGGTGTGGAAGGAACTACCCCCGCTGTTCCTGGTGAGGTTTGAATCCAAAATCCTGGACCAGTGCCAGGAGTACCATCAATGACATTGATTGTGCCTCGCAGATTGGTTTGATTTTCACTCACATAAAAAAGTGTATCTGGCGCATCTTGTGGCACGGTGAAAGTTACCAATCCAAAACTGCTGCCGTTTCTAAGTACACCAGTATTGTAAGCGTTGCCTGTGCCTAGTGTCTGTGCTGTTTTTATCCAAAAAGGATACACGCCATTGAGTGCAAGGTTAAAAACATAAGTATTGCCGCGTGTTAGTGTCACTGTGAGATTTGGTTTGGAATCTAATAGATAAGCCGTGGTTCCATTGTTGGTCACACGATAATTTACAGTTTCTTTGGTGTTTTGTGCCACTTGAAATGTGTAACTGCCGCCGCGCACCAGATTGATAGTGGGATTGTCTCCTGACAGCCCTGAGAAAGTATACACTCCATTGGCTCTAGTGACCACAAAGTTGGCTGTTGTGGGCACACCATCAGCAGCCACATCTACTGCTTGAGGACCATCGGGTACCCAAAAGTACTGACTGAAGTTTACATAACTGTCGTAGTCAATAAATGGATCCCAAGTGTAGTATTCGCTGTTGTACAACTGATCTGGTCTGTTTTGATCGCCACCTTGGAATCCAATAGCATCGTTGATGCCTGGGTAAGTTATGACATTTTTGACATTGTTGGTATCAGGTTCCAAACTAACAATGCCTGGTTCAAGTTGATAATCTTGACGTGTTTTGTCTACCTCAACAACGTATTTGTCATTGGGGTTGACACCAGGTCCCACTGTGCGACCAATAAAGCCTTGGGTTTTTTTGAACTTGGGCTCTTGGATCAACTGGTCAAGCGTGGCTGCCAAAAATTGTTTGTTTACCGGTGTTTGAAATATCTGCGGAAGAAAATCAACTGATCTTGTGCGTGCCATTAATAACCTCCTCCGCCACCTGAACCGCCACCACCACCACTTGAACCGCCGCCACTTGAACCGCCGCCACCTGAACCGCCACTGCTTGTTATGCCACTAGCAGCAGCAATGCTGGCACCCACACCACTGCCAGGAGCAGTACGTAGATTGGTACTGGTCAATGCTTCAATTACATCAATATTGCTAATGGTAGCACCATTGGCAAAAATTTCATTGGGTTGACTGCGAATTTCGTACAAGTCACCAAAACTCTTTTGTTGATCTAAGGGTACCAGGACCACAGAACTAATTATGGTACCCAGTTGACTGTGCAGGTATGCTGCTAATTCTGAGAAGTAAAATGTGTCACCAAAATTCCACTTGTCAATGCTGAAATACGCATTCATTTCGGCCAACACAGCACTCTTAATTTCACTGGTGCTGGCTGTGCTATTCTGCGCACGAATCACTTTGATGGTGGCTCGCAACGATTGTGCGGCCTTGGGCCCAAACAAGGGCTTGAACACCACCGAATTGATCACTATATTGTCTGAAATCATCTTGTAGTCTTGTAAATTTTGATATTCAGTTGTAAGTTCATCAATGGTGGGCATGTCTGGTTCAATCACAGTGCCTGTGGTGTCACGCAACCAGTTTTGATAGGCAGTGTAATAACTCAGTGTCACAACATACAAGTCAATGATGTTGGTAGTACCTGGATCAATTCTGTTTGTGAGTGGTGAGTTGTGACGGTATTGAAAATACAAACTTTGTCTGCCAGTTTTGGCAATCCAACCGCTGACACTGACAATGGTGCGAACTCCAGTGACTGATATGCTGAGTTGATAAAACGCATCTTCCGCGTAGGCGTAAAACACCTGTCCCGGAGTCCACTCTGTTTTGGCTAGTTCAATTTCGTCCAGTGTGCTGTAATCATAGATTACAACACCTTGTTCAACCAACAAGTAACGTTGCAGGTTGTCAAAGTCCACTGTTTGTTGCAGAAATACCAAGGGTCCTGCAGCGGTGGCAGGTCCCACAACTTCATTAAAGAAATCAGGATTGTCAGGTACACCATCATTGTCTGAGTCACGATAACTTACCAAGACCTGGAAGTCGTCCACATAGCCATCACTTTCCACAGGTTGTCCAATTATGGTGGTGTAAATGTCGCCAGGCAGGGGTTCTGTTGAGTCAGGCTGTGTGTTCACTGCCAAGATGTTGATAAAGTCTTTGATAATGGTGCCTGTGCGGCTGTCATAAACCAGCTGATCATCATAGAAGAAGAAACGTGTTTGTAGCACTGAACCAAAGTTGTAGGCCAGGCCACGGAATGTGATGGTGTAGTTTTGATTTTGCACCACAAACGATATCATCCAAGATGCGTCTAGTCCAGGTGCGTTTTGATCAGCATACTGCTGACTCCAGGCTGCTATTGTGGTGCCATTGCTTTCATACACTTTGAGATTGGTGCTGGTTATGATATACCAGGTGTAAGGTGTGCCAGTGATGTCACCATTGCTGTCATATCCCAGACCAAAGTTGCGATTCAACAAAATTTGTTCGGTCATGGCCTGTTCCACAGCAGTGGGCAAGTCAGTAACAAACAACGGAATAATTGTGTCTACAATAGCGCCAGTGGGCACAAAATTGTTTATGGTAACTGGTCCTGCACCTGAATTGAGATTACCCAGTCCACCGTTGTAGCCATCTCCCACAATGGCCTGTGGACTGACCCAAATCTCCAGACGTTCGTCCGCACGTGTGGGTGTACCTTGTGCCAGTCTGTTGTTGCGATCAAAGTAGTAACCAGTGGGGGGCACAAATTTAATCAGTGCGCCAGGTATCACATACTTGAACATTGTGGTGGTTGAACCCCCCACAGGAATAGGAGTGCCATTGGGCCAGACAGCACTGGTCGTGGTGTTTCTAAAATAGCCAGTGGTTTCATTGGCCATGGTGGTGCTTTGATTCCAAGTGTATCCTGACAGCCATGTCACACTGTTGGGCACTGCGGTGCTGGTGATTCTTGGAAAGTTTTCATAGTAAAACTGTTTGACTGTGGGACCAATCAAAGCAGGTTGTACTTGGTTGGTTATGACATCAGCAATGTCATTGCGATTGTCCCAAGAGAACAATATGGTAGGCAAAATGTTCTGACGCCACAGTGCGCCGTCACTTGAGAATGTGTTGGTTGAACTATATTTGCCGGTGTTGTCCACAAGATCAAGATAGCGACTGGTACCAATGCTGGCACGGTTCAATGCTTTTGACTTGATGATTGAGTTGTATTGTGTGTATGGGAACAAGTTGTAGTCTTCGCCGTTGACCATGCGATTTTGTGTGTAGTACTGCGCAGGCGCACGTTGTTTGATTTCAGCAATGGGTTCACGTGCTTGGCTGTTGCTCACAGGACGTGTGATACCACAGGTGAATGTGATAGTTTGCAAGTTGCCATTGCGATCAGTGTAGGTAATGGGCAATACTACATTTTGCATTTCTTCAGGATTGATAATGTATTGCAACCCATTTGAGGCGCGAACATAAGCACGGAACACACCCACGGGAATTTCAGAAAACACACCGTCACCAAATATCATGGTGATTTGATCATTGGCTCTTGAAGTCACTGAGTAAATTGGTTGTAGAACATTGTCGCGTTGTGCTGCCGCTGTGTACACATTGTCCACGTACTGCCACTCACGACTGATTGTGCCCACGTTGTCTAGTTGAAACAACCAACGGTCTATATTGTTCACGCCTTCAATGTTGATGTCCACTGTGCGGTTGGCAATGCGTTCGGCCAAGTTGAAATCTTGATTTTGCAGCACACCTTGTTTAAACAAGAAAAAGTATCCAGTGTTGGCTGACTGAAATCCCAGTTGATCATTTCTAAACAGCACATTGAACACTGTGTTGGGCTGTGGTGATGGTTCATACACATAGTCTCTGCCCACAGAAGTAGATGTTGTGGCTTCAAACGGCATGTTGACGCCATCCACTGTGGCAGTGTAAGGAATCACAGGCAAGAACCCTGGTACCAAGTTAATGGCATATTCGTCTGTGCGCACACCTAAAATGGATTGGCGGTTCCCAGGGCGACCTACTTTTTGACTGTCCACCAAGGCAGCATTGATAATAGCAGTAAACTGTTCTTGCCAGTCGTTGTTGGTAGGATCTGCCCAGTTTATAGTGACATTGCTGAGGTTAACACCATTGTAGTCCACAACATTTTCAGTTGTTGTGACATTGAAAACTTTGAGATAGCCTTCAGCCGCTGTATTGCGTTTGGCAGTGTAACTTACTAAGTTGGCCAATCGTACTACTGAGTCTCTGCGTTCAGCAGTGTCAATGTAGTTTTCTCGTGTATTTAAGTCTGTGCGAAAAGCCAATGCTTGGCCCATAAATGCCATGACGTCCAACAAGGCAATGAATTCTGATGATTCAATGTAGTCATTGAATGTTTCAGGGTAATACAAACGCAGATAATCAACAAAACTTTTTCGCAGAGTTTCAAAATCGTAACTCTGAAAGTCAGCTTCGCGATAAGTTTGGTATATTTGCTTCCAATCTTCTACGCCGAATATTGCTGTTTGTCTTGTGGTTGTGGCCATGGTTCTCTCGTTTGTGCTTTATTTATTGAGAAATAAAACGGCGCAGTTATACGTAACTGGCATTGCGAGTGGTTTCGTCAAAGAAGATGCTGAGTATTTCAGCGTTGGTGGTGTTTATAACAGTGATTTCCAACTGTATCAATATGCCATTTTGTTGGGGGAATACCTGTATGTCATTTATGGTGAGTCTGGGGTCACCGCCGGCCACACGTTGTATT